GACCGATTCACACCAGAGGGAAAATTACGATGAACACCGGGAGTAATGCGATAAATCTGACCCCAAACCTGGACAGATTGTTTTCCGCGAGTTTTTCCAAAATTTAAAATATCGGTTTGCTTATTTAAGTCTGTGAAAGTTTGAAGTTCACCAAGCAAGTATGGGCGTAAAGGAGAAAGATCTGCAGTAAATGAATAAATATTTTGGGCAGTAACAGGAGCTGTATCAACATAACTTTCAATGTCAGACTTCCCAATCTCAAGAGAAAGGATAGCGCCAGAATGAGAACGAAAAATAGAAGCTTTCACATTAAAACCTACATCTATATAGTCAAAACCAGTGATAGTAACAGTTCCATATGTAGAAACGGATTTACGGGGAACAGGGACTCTTCGGCCGAACTTCCACTCAGAAACAGAACCCTCACGAACAAGGAGCATCGGCGAAGAATGAACATCGGCGAAATTGGAGGACATAGCAGCGTTTAAAAGACCATCAATTTGAAAATCCTTTGCGGTGATTTCATTTTCCCCGATGTTGTAGGAAACAGTTCCGGAAGTGGAAACCTTCAACCCACCCTCGAGAAGAATGTCACGGTTAATAGTTAAAAAAGCAAGCTGAACTATCCAAACGGGCTCCCGAAGTTCGGATAGATAATCTAGAAGCTCGGCCATTCGCTGGATAACGGAGGAAGCATCAGTAGCTGAAACA